TCTTGGCAATCTTCAAAAAACACTTATAGGTGGATTGCCTGGTATTTCTAAAGCAGAAATAAAGCCAGCCGGGGTAGAAAAACAAGAAAGCAAACCCGGGCAGACCACAAAAGATTTAATAAGCGCTGTGGCGGGAAGGCTTTTGAATGTGCCTAAGCTAGAATCTGGCGGAAAGGTAAACAGCAGTGGCGTAGCTTTAGTGGGTGAAAAAGGTCCTGAACTAGTTGAGTTACAAAAAGGAAATGTTGTAAATTCACAGGATAAGATGGCTGAGCTTTTGAAAATGGAAATGGACGATCTAAAAAAATCTCAGGAAAAGAAAGAAAATGCTTCAAGTAAAGATCTAAATAAGGAAGCTTCGAAGCTTGTTTCGGGAGAACCAAAGTTAGACGAGTCTGTAACTAATTCTTTCGGTGTTAAAGTTCCCAAGTCTGAAATAGATGCTTATAGAAAAGAAATTTATGATGAATATAAAGATGAATTCGATAAAGACCCTGCTTTACTAGAGGATGAGATCAAGAGCTTTATTGATAACTATAGAGAATCTTTTTCCCAATCTGATTTACAAAAGCTTTCGGAAAAAAATCAGCCGAAGGAAATAAAAAAATCCGAAGATTTACAAAAGCTTTCCGAAAAAAATCAACCTAAGGAAATTAAGAAACCTGAAAATGAGATACAAAAAGAAGAAGGTTCTAAAAAAGAAAAAGATAAATCTAAACTTCAAGAGATTCTTTCATCACCCAAATTAAACCCTCTAAAATCTCTTAAGGAAGAAGGAGCAAAGCTTGCTGAAAAAATTTACCCGCAACAAAAACTTCTTAGTGAAAAAGACATGGAGCTAGAAAGCATGGACACAGGGAATGTTTCAGCTAAGGATATTCAGGCACTAACAGAAAGACTTAAGCAGGGAAGTAAACTAAGTAATGAAGCGCAGACCTTAAAAACCGGGGAGAAAAAAGCAACGCCCACAACTCCTGCTACTACATCCCAAGGAATAAGTGCTACTTCTCCAGTAGAGAAAAATGCTGGCGCAAAACCCGATATACAAACAGTAAAACCGGAAAAGGCATCACCGGGAGATTCCCCATCTGTGATGACAGAACAGGATATCAAAGAAATAAAAGGCCTTTTGGCAGGAATTTACAAATCCATAAGTGGTCCTTTGTCTATCGCTTCAGATAGACCATACAGGCCAAATTCAAATACATTCTGAACCTTTTTGCTGAAACATTTTTTTTATGCGGATCGAAATGCTATATTTGTTCAGTACATTTGTTTTTTTGCCAGTATATGAATAGTAATAGGAAGGTTTTAGTCCATCCCTCGGAGGTATTTTTCTCTGACGCAGGACTTTTAGGAATTGGATCGTGGATAGCGAAACCAAATTTATCTCAAGTTTTTTCCTTTGATCATCCAGATGATCTTCCTGGCGAAACTTTTTATTTACCGAAGGATAAGAAAATGGACCTTGTCTATCTAAAAATGGCTGAGGTTTGGGCTACCAATTCTTATTGTAAGAGAATGCAGGTGGGAAGTTTAATAGTCAAGAACAAATCCATCATTTCCGATGGATACAACGGTTCTCCTACTGGATTTCCAAATGAATGTGAGGACGAAAATAACGTTACTCTGACTCACGTTCTACATGCTGAAGCTAATGCAATAACAAAATTGGCTAAAAGCACACAAAGCTCGGACGGATCTACGCTTTATGTTACGGTCTCCCCTTGCTTAGAGTGTTCTAAATTGATTATCCAATCTGGAATTAAAAGATTGGTATTCAAAGAAGTATATAGAAAGCCTGAATCGCTCCAGTTTCTGTTTAACGCAGGAATAGAGATAGTAAGGATAGAAAAAACATTATAAAAAAATTAAGGGGAATCTAATGGCAAAAGAGAAAAACATTCAGGTATTAGCAGACAATTTTGTTGAAAAACGAGACGACAGGTCCTTCAAGTTCTTATACGAGAGGGTTAAACCAGGAGTTCTTAATCACTGTTACACGATCTTAAAAGATCTAGAATTAGCGGAGGATGCATTTTTAAATGCAATGTCCAAGGTCTGGCAAAAAATTGACCAGTACGACACATCAAGAGGAAACTTTTCCACGTGGTGTTACAATATAGCAAGAAACGAGTCTTTGCTTTTACTTAAGAGTAGAAAAAGATTTGTCTCGAGATCAATGGAAGAAATGGAATATGAATCTTCCAAGGCTGAAGAAAGAAACCCAGTCTATGAAATTGAGGATGACCCGCTCTGGAATTTCTTATCCGGGGGTTCGGATATAGATGATGTCTATGAACAAGTTATCGATGAAATTAGGGAACTCCCAGTTCTTTATAGAGACATCATGATCGACCGTGAGATCCATGGTATGAAGTACAAAGACATTGCAGATAAGTATGGTATTAAGAAAAGATCAATTGCCACTAGGATCAGAAGGGCTAGAACTAAGATTAGAAAGAAGATGGAAGATATTACTCAAAAACAAAACTTAAAATAATATGGGATTTTTATCTAGAATTTTTGTTTTTCTTAGACTCCTGTCTGTTTTAAAAGACCTTAAACTTTATTCTGATTTCATCAGCATAACAAAGAAGGAGTCAATAGATTCACCAGAGTGGAACAAGCTTAAACTAAGAAGAGATTGGTTTGGAAGAATTTACACAGTTGTTAATTTACCTCCAGAGGTTACGCAATCTAGGGACTTTCCTGTTGAAGCAAGACCAGCATGGGTGTTTGAAGAAATTAGACCTATCAACGAATATCTTACCCGTTTAAATCTACAAGAGATTATTGCACCTTTGTTAAGACCATTGTCTGAGGCTAATGGTGATTCTTTTTTAGTAATCTATTATTTCGTCTTCCGCGAATTCAGCTGGATCTGGATATTCAGATTCTTGCTGGAAATATTCATTCTTACATACGTTTATTTTAATTGGTCATATTTATTAGGGTTACTTTCAGCAAATGGATTGGGATAAAATAAAGGAAGATTACAATAAGAAGTTAGAATTTTTTAAAGACCCTAAATTTCTTTTCGAAGAGGAGAGTCACTCGTATACCTTTAATGGAATTAAATACGATTCGGTTACAACATTTCTGAAACGATTTAAAGTACCATTCGAAAGAGAGTATTGGATCAAGAGAAAAGCTCAGGAGAGAGGTGTGCATCCGTCAATTATTGAAAACGAATGGACAGAAAAAGCTACCACAGCAACAGAACTTGGAACCAGGGTACATAAATGGATAGAGGATTTTTGGACTGGACTAGATCCACAACTCCCTGAGGATCCCATCGATTTAGCTAGGGTCCAAAAGTTTTTAGATCTTTACGAAGCACGCTTCAAGAAATTAATTCCTCTTAAATCTGAGCTTAAAGTATTTTCTAAGAAATGGAAATTGGCGGGTACAGTAGATCAACCTTTCCTAATGTGGGATGAGAAGACCCAAAAAGTACTATTTCTAATAGGCGACTGGAAAACAAATAAAGAGTTAAAGGATGATTCACACCCTAAGGGAAGATACAAAAAGCTTCTACATCCTTTCAACGATCTTTATGAAAATTCTCATAATGAATATTCTATTCAAATAAGTCTCTATAGACTAATCATTGAGGAGGAGCTCGGGATTGAAACCCATGGGGGTTTCCTTGTTCATATAGGTCCTGATGCACAAGCAAAAATTTATCCAATAAAAGATCTTAGGGAAAGGCTAAAAGTTTATTGCCAGCACAATAGGGAAGAATTCGATGTTTTTGACGTTGGATAACGAAACAAATTAGAATGATTTTCTAAAATATAAATAAAATTATAACCATGGCAAAGAAAACCCAAGTTCAACAAAAAGTAGTTACCCTAAACGCTGCAGACGTTGCTGCTGAGCTTCCACAGGAGGAAGATTTCGTAGCTAAGCTAGATCAGAAAAGAATTGAGCACTGTGAAAAAACACTTGCAGAAGCTAAGGATAGGATCTCTAAGAAAGTTTACGCTGTTAAGTTTGAATCTAAGGAAGATCTAGATAACTTTTTCTCTTTTATGGAAAATAATGCGGAGTGGAGAGAAAAAGAAGCTCTTGGAGTTATTGAAATTTGCAAGGTTATCGACAAGGCAAAAAAAGACGGTATCAAACAGGAAACTCTTTATATGAGTGCATTGCCTTTAGAAGCTTCTCACTACTTCCTTTCTAAAACATCTGGTAAAGGATTAGGTGAAGCTAAAAAATTCATCAGTATGCTTAAGCCATTCAGCCAATCTTTAGAATCAACTAAAGCTGACGCAGCTGAAATCCAAGGCCTTGAAAAAGAACTTGCAGCAGCTCAGCAAGGATTGGAATTGTCTTAATTTATAAATCTACCACAAAAAAGCACCTCTTCTCGAGGTGCTTTTTTGTGTTTATAGATGAACGTTTCAAGAATGATATATAGTAAAATCTAAATCTAGAATTATGTTACAAAAGATTAAAGACAACTTTTCAATCATCGTATTGGTTTTATTGGTGATTGTTTTTTTCAGACAGTGCGGAGTTAACAGCGAGATTAACAAAATCAAGAAAGAAAACGCTAAGATTTCTGCACATCTCGATTCAAGTGTGACCAAAAGAGAAATGAAACACGAGATGAGACAGGTTATGTTTGAATTCCTAATTTTTGAAGACGACTTTGATAAAGGAAAAGCTTCATTGTCAGATATCCAAAATAAGATAGAATCACAGAATGGAAAATAAATCCAGACTTGTAAGTGGGTTTATTATAGGTACTTTCGTTACCCTTTACCTTATGGTATCGGTAATATCCACCATTCACGTTATTGATTTTTTCAAATTATCCAATCCTGATTGGTTAGCTATTTCTTTGGCTATTGCATTCGAGGTTGGAGCAGCAGCTTCTTTGGCTTCTCTTATTGCATTAAAGAAAATGAATAAGGGTTTGGTTTGGATGCTATTCTTCCTTTTAACTGCCATGCAAGCAATGGGTAATACCTATTATGCATACGTTAACCTGGATAACTTCACTGCATGGAGCGAATTATTCGGTATAGTTGAAGAAGAATTAATTTTTCAAAAAAGAGTATTGAGTATCGTTTCTGGAGCAATTCTTCCTATAGTAGCTTTAGGCTTTATTAAATCCTTAGTAGATTACATTAAACCAGAGGAGGAAGTTGTAGCACAGACCGAAGAAAAAGAGGTTGAAGAAAACAAAACCCCTGAAGTTGAGCCAGAACCAGTCCAAAGTACGGAGGAAAAAACAGAGAAGGTAGTTTTAGACGAGTTAATCACAGAACCTTTAATTTCTGAAATACCTCAAGAAGAACTTCTTATAGACGCTGGGGGTTCTTTATATCCAGTAGAGGAAGAGATTACTAATAACCAAGAATCTGAAGAAATTGAAAAGATTGAGACAGAGCACAATGGAAGAGTGGTTGTAGAAGAAAAGAGGGTGTTACCAAGATCCGTAGAAACCCCAACTGCAGCATTAAATCCAACAAGATTATAAAATGGTAAACGTTACAGGTGGTGATCTTGATATTTACGGAGGCGACTCCGGTGGCGGTTCAACTGGCAGCAATAATCCTTTTTTCGGCCTAGGTACTGCAAAAGTAGGATTAGATCCTGGTCTAACTGCTTCGTTTGAAACCCAATACACTTTGGTTGCCCTAAACGAAGCGGGTCTTAACAGGGTCAATCTAACATTTTCTGATTTCAATGATCCTCACTATGTGAGTTTTTATAACACCTCCATGAATGTTTCGTGGCAGGCTGAAACGTTAGATAAGCTAAACCTTTCTGATTTCTTTTACCCAGTTCAGAGTTTTTCCGGCTATCAAATGCAAACATTTGTAATGTCTCCAAATACTTCTATCAATCTAGACCAGGGTGATTTTGATACCACTTTGGGAGAGATAGGACTTTTGGTTGCTAGAGCACAATTCTATGCAGATGCAACAGAAAATCAAAGAATGCTTTATTGGCAGTACGGGGGATCAGATCGCTATATCATGGCTGATTTTATGATGCTATCTGGGCAGGTAAAAAATGGACAGGTTTGGAAAGGCTGGCAAACAAGCAACGACGTAAGCTCTGAGATTGGTTATACAGGAGCAGCAACGGGAGGATTTATATTTTCTAATCCAACTGAATATCAAGTAAAACTAATGGTTCTCACCGCAAGCTAAAATGGCAACAAGACCTATAATATGCCCACCAATCCCAGCAAATGGATGGATTTTCTTTAAGAGCAATTTTGGTCTGGAGGAAGATTATGCAAATACCACCTTTTTCAATCTCAAAGATCTCAACTTTGGCGTGGTATCATATTCCAGGCTAAGAATTACTTTAAAAAGAACAAAGAGCATAAAACTCAGCCAGACCGATATAGCAACAGAAGGATTTGTTAGGTGGATAGCAGTTAAGGTCCAATATCCTGCACCTAAAAATCCAATTCTTTATGCTGCTCAAACCCCTATCATTCCTGGGGTTCCGACCCCAACTAACGGTACACCCCAAATACAAAAGTACATTTACTGGACTTATAGAGGAAATACGTACAACCTTGGTGATATGATGGTTCTTACCGGAAATCCACTTGGATCAACGGATTCTGAAGTAACCGGCTGGAATTTGAGCCAGGATAATTTCCTTTATTCTGATGGCGGAATCATATTTCAAAACCCACATACGGACTTTGATGTTAAATTAGAAGTACTCGTAGCTAAGTAAAAAAAACGAACTTGTTCGAGAATATATAAAAGTAAAGTTTCAAACTCTATCTAGAGATATATAGAAAGTAAAAAAACAAAAGTAAAATGGATTTACTCACACAACTTAAAACCCTAAGGGATACAACTAAGTCTCCAGAAGTTAGATCTATCTGTGAATCTAATATTCAAAAAATTGAAAAAGGAGATTCTAATGTTAGTTCAAACGCAATTTTGGAATCTATCCAAACAGCAGAAAATCAAACTGTTCAGCAGACTCAAAAAGACCCTCATGAAATGCTCAGAGAGCAGGAATTAGAGAAATCAAAATCTATTGCAAATAGATTGATGGAATCTTGGGGAGGAATTGGTGGACGTAAGACCTCAAAAAATGCAGGAACTTATGTTGACGGTGCAAAAGAAGAAAAGCCATCTTTTGACGTTGCTGCTATCAACGAAAGTCTTAACGACCTAATTGAAAAGGATCCATCAGCAGCTTCTTTTGTTAAATCTCAAGGAGTAAATAATCTTGGAGTTTTTGAAGCTATCCTTACTATTAAGGACAGTTCAATTTTTGAGCATCCTTCAGTAAAAGTTGTGTGTGAAAAATATGCTCATTCTCTTAAGAACAGAAACATCCCTGAATTTTTGTTAGCTGAATCTTTCATTGCTGATATGCAAAATTTTAGCTGGGATTCTAAAGTTAAATCTTTAGTAGAAAGCATCAAAGAGAAAACACAATCTTTGAAACCAGAGATTGAAGTTTCAAAAGCTTTATATACAATCCAATCTAATGCAGGAGCAGATTTCTACTCACCAGTAACAGAATCATTAAACAAATGGTTGGTTTCTGAGAATAAATCAGTTTCATTACTTTCTAAGGAACTTTCAAGATGGCAGTTCAACCCAGCAGTAAGAAACCTTATTAACACTTTGGGTGTATTGGAAAGCAATTCTGATAAATTGAACATCCCAATTCATTCGGGTAATTCTTCGGTTAAGAGACTTTTCTCTCCAGTACTAGTAAACGGTGGAAAAACAGTTTTCACAATTGGTAGCAACGTTTTCGAAGGAAATGGCACAGGATTAAGAAAATTAAACAGAGGTGAAATCGCAGTTCTTCCCGCTGATTTCTTGCAACTTCTTGAATCATTCTACACTCCTTATGTGAAAGTAAACGAGCAAGGATTAAATATCTTCATTGGTAAGAACAAATATTCTATCATCGAAGAAAACGAAAGCAAGTCAATCTACAACAACGGAACTAAGATCAATTTCTCAGATCTTAACCATCTTTCTAAAGCATTGGCTTTAGAAATTTCTGGTAGTTTTGGTGTTAACGAAAACAAGGCAATCTTCGATATAATCAATCTTTATGAGAATTTCGACAAAGTAGTAGAACTTGATTTTGCCAAAAAGATAGAATCAACATTGTACGAAGGTGCATCAGTTAATTTGATTAAATGGCAAGGAAGCATCTTCCTTAACAGAATTAACGAAGCGATGAAAGACAATTCACTTTTCCAAGTGAATGGAACTCAAGCTTCAGCAATGGTTAAAGAATTCCTTAAGTATGATATCTCTGAAGGTCTTACTGAATTCTTGGAAGGAGAATCTCGTGTTAAATCGATCATGCTTAATGACAGAAGTAAATTGATGGAAAACATTTCTATCGTTGAAACTGAAATTAACAAGTTGGAAGCTAAAATGAATAGCAACCCAATATTCTATAACTCTCCAGAAGTTAAGAGAGCACACTTTATGCTTGAGCAAGAACTTAAATCACTTAGAGATAAGTGGAGAGTGGTAAATGAGGAGCTTGAAAAAATCGATGGTCAAGCTACTGAGATTGAAAACATGAACGAAGACGATAATTTCAACGTTGGAGAATATATTAAGGTTAAGGAATCAGGTAATACTGGAAAGATAATTTCTATCGACGGAACATCAGGTTCTTACACAGTTCTTATGGACAATGGAAAAACCGGTGACTTTAGAGTAGATGAAATCGTAAATCTTGATGATGCTTTGGCAACAGCAGGTGACGAAAATCAAGCAGATGCTGAAACTCAAGAAGAACTTAAAGAGGGACAAGATTTAGCAGTTGCTCCAGGTAAGGATAAAGAAGCTAAGGCAGACAAAAGTATTCTTGCTACACAGAAAAAAGGAACGGTTGCTGCTCCAACAGGAAAGAACGAGGATAAGGCAGGTAAAAAAGACATTGAGAATCTTAAAGATGCTAATTTGGAAGAAGCACCAGAAGGTGAAAGCTTAACCAAGTACAAAGCAAGCAAAGAGGCTGGATATAATATCACTGAGGGTTCAGATTCAAGTTTAGCCGCTGCTCCACAGGGAAAACCTGCAGGAACAAACATGGCTACCGAATGGGAAAAGTCAGGTATTAAAAATATGAACCTTGCTACTGCACCAGGAACAGAAGAAGGCGACGCAGATTACGATGTTAAAGTTGTAACCGCTAAAGCAAAGAATCCTGAAGTTATGGATATTGATCCAGAATTGGCTTCAGCTCCTGGAGATGAAAAAGGCAAAGAACTTGATTACGAGGTAAACAAAGAAATGGGTTACAACGTAGACGAGTCTGCAGATATCATGAAAATTGATCAAGAATTAGCTAAAGCACCAGGAAAAGAAGAAGGTGACGCGGATTACGCTGTTAAAGTAGTAACCGGCCAAGCAAAGAATCCTGAGGTTATGAATATAGATCCTAACTTTGCTATAGCACCAGAAAAAGGAGCAGAAGCAGATACAGACGTAGAAGTTAATTCAGAAATGGGATATAACTTGGACGAAGCTAACAAAGCAAAAGGAATGGATTTTGACGACTTAGGATCTCTCATGAATGTAATAGCGTTCATCAAAAAGAATAAGAATAGTAAATCTAAGGCAGTTCAAAAAGACGTACAGGCTTTTTTGGATGCCGTGAAAAATGCTATGAATGAATCTGAAGCTTCAATTGACGAAAGCGAAGAGTCAAAAAAAAACTGAAAAAAATTCTTAGTAGGGTTTGGTCGGTAGCACCGTCAAGTCCTGAACAAGACGAAAAGCCAAAACCTTTCGTCGACGATTATAAAAAGGGAATGAGTGTAGCCCCAGACGGAAAAGATAAGTCTGAGGATGCACTCTTTTCTGATGAAGAGGGGGAAGAAAAAGAGTAATCTGAAACTATCCTCGAGGTTTAGGCTAAAACCCTAGATAAAAATAATTTTAATTTTATGGCAAAAGCATACGTAAATAATACGGACTTAATGGCTGCAATTCTCATGTCAAAAGAAAAGGGCCAGCTAACGCCTGAAACAATTAAAATGTTTACTCTTATGATCCATGGAATTTCTAAGAAGATGGCTTATAAAGATCCCGAGGATAGGGAGGATTGCATGGCTTTTGCTATGGAAGATCTAGTAAAATACTGGAATAGATTTGACCCAAGTAAATCGAATAATCCCTTCGCATATTATACCCAAATTGCAAAAAATGGTTTTGCTAAAGGTTGGAAGAAAATGCATCCACCAAAAGCACCCAAGACAATCCCCTTTTCTTATATTACAGGGGACGATAATTCCTACAATATCTAAACCCGATGACGGACATAAAGAAAATAAAACCGAACGGAGATTATAAATCCGGTCTTTTTGTTCCTTTAAATCCTGAAAAGTATATCGGAGACGTTCATAATATAATTTGCAGATCTTCTTGGGAATTTAGATTCTGCAAATATTGCGACTCGAACGAAAGAATAGTAAAATGGAGTTCTGAACCTTTAGTTATTCCTTATTACAATCCTTTAGATAAAAAGGATCATAAGTATAATGTTGATTTTTATATGAAAGTTATACAGGATGATGGCGATGAAAAGGAATGGATCATAGAGATTAAACCGGAGAACCAGCACAAAAAGCCCCTCCTGGAAGGAAATGCAACTCTTTCCAAATTGAAATCTTATAATCACAAAATGCAGATCTGGATTACTAACCAGGCAAAGTTTAAAGCTGCAAAAGCATGGGCTCAAGCAAGAGGAATGAGATTTGGTGTGGTTGACGAAAATTTCCTATTTAAAAGCAAGTGAAATCTTTTATTGAACAAATAAAAGAGCTCAAGGAAAAATCACAATCGATTTCTTCTCTATCTACGGATGTAAATAAATTTATTGTTGAAAAATATGGTCCTAATTCAAAGGGCGGTGCGGAAGATTTTAAATCTTTTGTAAGCGGTAAAATCTATTTTGCTGAGTATTCAACTCCAACTAAGATATCTGATAAAGTAAAGTACATTAACAGGTATCCTCTATTTCTTTTTATCTCTGAGGAGAAGATAGGAAATGAAACGATCTGTAAAGTAATAGATCTGAATGTAATCCCTCCTGATTTTAGGGGTAGTATACTAACCAAAATTTTCGACTTTTATTTTCAAAAAATAAGTGAAAATAATAAAACACCAAACTCAAATCAGCAATCTTTGGATCTTACTGGAGCAGCTCTACAGATTCTTCTAAAAGACACCGGGTATAATAATGCTGTAACTGGTTTCAAGAGGCAATATCTTTCGAATATAAAGGTTGTTGATTATTCTGACTGGGTCAGAATTCCGTATATCAGTATTGCAAGTATACAGGGACTTCCTATAGAACAGATATATAGTTTTTATAGATCGAAATTAAAAGAGTAACAAGGTCTAAAAAACATACACCAAAGAACTGAAGATGCCAGGATTTGTCGAAAACCCAAATAGTAATCCGATTTTCCAGAGAATTAGAGACTCTGTAAAATCGCTGAGTAATTTTGGTTTAAGATATGGTGACATGGTTGTTAAAAACTCACAGGCTATCGGAACAACCGAAGCGGAGTTTTTAAAGAAAGGTCCAATTGAGGATGAGACCACGTTTTTCTCTTTAGGAAGGCAAGATACAACCACAAGACAATACATAGCGTATTTCGACAAAGACTATTCAGGTAAAAGAGATTATCTCAGAAAATTCTCTTTAAACCCGGAGATTGAGTATATTCTTGATACAGTATGTGACGAATCTATTACATACGATCCTTTTAACTTCTTTGCCTACCCATCTTTTCTAAACTTAACAGGTTTAAAGCCAAAAGTAATTGACAGGGTCGATTCAGCTTATAAACAGCTGTATGACATGTTTGGCTTCAATGACGACGTAAGTGCTTGGCAGTATTTCAGGCAATTGCTTGTTGATGGATTTATAGCATTTGAAATTGTTTATGATGATAAGGGTAAGAACATCATTGGATTCAAAGAACTAGATGCTACCACATTAATGGCTTCTGTCGAGAAACAGGCAGACGGCAGTTTTCTTAATGTTTGGTATCAATACCCTAAGGATGAAAAGAAAAGGAGAATGCTCTATGATTCTCAAATTATTTACATTGCTTACGCTAAAGGTAATGCTGTTTCGAGAGTAAGCTATACTGAACGTCTTATTCGTCCGTATAACGTACTGAGGATAATCGAGTACACTCGTGTTATCTGGTCTGTGATGAATGCTTCATTCAGAATGAAAATGACCGTACCGGTTGGGTCCAGATCACAACAGAAAGCGATGCAAACCCTGGGCGAATTGATGAGTATCTATAAAGAGGATATCCAATTCAATGACGAAAGTGGGGAGCTTGCAGTTAATGGACAGCCTAAGATTCAGTTTTATAAAAACTATCTTATGCCTAAGGGTGTAAATGGAACACCAACTATTGAGCCGTTGAACACAGCAGGACCTAATCTTAATGATCCAGCTCCTTTGGCTTATTTCTTCGATAAGCTAGTTCAGGAATCAAAAGTACCCTTCTCGAGATTTCAAGGTCCTGATGGAGGATCTATTGGTAACTACTCAAATGCAGCGGAAGGTTTAGATAAAGAGGAAATAAGATTTGCTAAGTTCATTATGAGACTTAGATCTGGTTTTCAGGATATCCTTATTAAACCGCTTTGGCTTCAGTTATGTAAGGACTTTCCTGAATTGGAGAAGGATTACATGTTCAAGAGCCAGTTAGGCTTAACCTTTATTTCAGATAACCCATTTAGGGTAAACCAGGAAATAGAGAGCATGGGAAAGAAGAAAGAATCGATTGATGCTTTATACCAATTGACAGGAGAAGATGGACTACCATTTTTCTCACTTTCTTATCTTATTGAAAACTTCTTAGGAATGACCGAGGATGATATCCAAGCGAATAAAGAGGCAAAATTAAAGAGGGAAAAGCAAAAACAAAAAGAGGCAAAAGAAGCTGCTGGTGAAGCAGAGCCTGCAGCAGAGGGAGGAGAAACAGAAACCCCTCCAGCAGAAACAGAAACACCACCAGCAGAGGAAACCCCACCAGCAGAGGAAACCCCTCCAGCTGAAGCATAAATTATAAGATGGCAGGATTTTTAGATAACTCAGTAGAAAGAACCTTCCTAGGTAATTTGTATAAAAACTTAGCTAAAATTGGCAAGTTTGGTATGCAGTATGAGGATATGGTTATCCGTAACTCACAGGCGATTGGTGCTACCGAATCGACTTTTTTTAATAGTGAGGGAACTGGATTTACTGAAAATAGTGCTTTCTTCTGGACACTTGGATATCAGGATACAAAGGTAAGAAAATACATCGCTTACTTTGACAAAGACTACATTGGAAAAAGAGATTTCTTAAGAAAATTTGCTCTTAATGGTGAGATTGATTTTATCCTAGATACTCTTTCAGACGATGCTGTAAACTATGACGATAAGAATTTCTTTGCTTACCCAAGTTTGGTAAACATCGATTTGAAAGACGAAGTCAGGGCTAAGGTAGAGGAGAATTTCAGGAGTCTTTATATGATGTTCGGATTCCAGCAGAGTATTCTTGCCTGGCAATACTTTAGACAATTTTTGATTGATGGATTTTTAGCATTTGAGATTGTTTATTCAACAGATGGTAAAAAGATAGTAGGTTTCAAAGAATTGGATGCTACTTCTTTACAACCTGCTACTGAACAGATGCCAAATGGCGAATATCAGCAGATATGGATTCAATATCCGCAGGATAACAGAATGACCAGGAAGCTTAAGGCTGATCAGATAATTTATCTTTCGTATGCTAAGGGAAACATGGTTTCTAGGGTTAGCTATACCGAGAGATTGATCAGATCTTACAACATTTTAAGAGTGATGGAAAACACCAGGGTGATTTGGAACGTAATGAACGCTTCTTATCGCTTGAAATTTGTTATCCCGGTAGGAACCCAGTCGATGCAAAAAGCAATGCAGACATTGGGTCAGTTAATGTCTATCTATAAAGAGGAAATTCAAATCAATGACTATTCCGGTGAATTAACAGTCAACGGAAGTCCTAAGGTTCAGTTTTATAAAAATTATCTTTTCCCTGAAAAAGATGGTGAATCACCAGATATTAATACTTTGAATCCTGCTGGTCCAGATTTCAACGTAATGGAAAACGTTGTTTATTTCTACAATAAGCTTAAATTGGATTCTAAACTTCCATATGCTAGATTTGCTTTTAGAGGAGGAACCCCTGCAAATTACCAAATTAGTATAGACCAGCTTGAGAGAGACGAAATAAGATATGAGAAGTTCGTTGGCAGACTTAGATCTATCTTTCAGGAGATTATGGTTAAGCCTCTTTATATTCAGATGTGTTTAGATTTCCCAGAACTTTCTAAAGACCGAATGTTTAAGGCAAATCTAGGTTTGAACTTTGTGAAAGAAAACATGTTCGAGCAGCTCATCCAGCTTTCTAACTACACCAAAAGAACTGACTTCATAACATCAATGGGTGATATGAAACAGAAAATCGGTGAAGAAGAGGTAGCTTATTTCGATAAAGAATTCCTTATTAAAAGGTGGCTCGGCCTTAGTATGGATGAATACAGGATGAACGAAAGGTACAAAAAAGAAGAAGCCGCTCTTGCCGAAAAGAAGAAAAAGGAATCTGGATCTAAAGAAGGTGGAGAAGGCGAAAGTTTTACCCTTTAATTAATTTCTAAGTGCAATTAAGAGAATTACTTTCTAATAAGCGTATACTTGTTATAGGAGATTCGATTCTAGATCACTATATTTATGGAAAGGTTTATAGGGTTTCACCAGAAGCTCCTGTACCTGTCGTTGTAAAAAAGAACGATTCTTATTTTTTAGGTGGAGCAGCAAACGTTGCTCAAAATATAACAGCATTTGGTTCTAAGTGCTCTTTATTATCCGTTACTGGAAATGATTTAGCAAAAGAAAAAATGGAGGTCCTTTGCGGCCAAAAGAAAATCGAATGCTTGCTTATCTCCGATGATGCTAGACCTACTACTATTAAAACTAGAGTTATAGGAAACGATCATCAGATTGTTAGAATCGACGAGGAGGTGACTGATGAAATAGATTTCGAAATACAGAAAAACATCATAAGCCTTTTAAACCAAATAATCAATGATTATGATATAGTGGTTTTGCAGGATTATGATAAAGGCCTACTCACGAGAGACTTAATTTTAGAAATAATATCCATTTGTAACCAAAATGGAAAAAAAACAATAGTCGATCCCAAGGATTTTGACATTTCAAAATATTCGTGTTGTACTCTAATTAAACCCAATCTTTCTGAATTTAAAAGCATGTCTGGGATATCCCAGCATTCTGATGTTTCCAGAGAAGAAATAATTAGAATTGCTAGAAAGAAAATTGAGGAATTTGAAATTGAGTCTTTTTTGATTACCATGGCAGAGAATGGAATGCTTTATGTTGATAGACTGCAATCCATTTATGAACCAGGAATAAAGATAGAAGTAAGCGACGTATCAGGAGCTGGGGACACTGTTAGTGCCGTCATTTCTTTGTGTATAAGTGCTAATGTAGAAATGAAAGATTGTATCAAATTGGCTAACACCTCCGGATCTCTTGTTTGCCAGATCTCAGGAGCCGTCCAAATTAAACCAGAAGTTTTATTTGGTTCTATTTCGAGAAATAATCCAGTGATGAGTTTAAATGATGGAACCCCAATCATAGTTTAATTTTTTTTAAACGTACTAAATTCTTAGATTTGAGGTATGATCAAAGAACTAATAACCTTAGCTGAAATTGAGCTTCTAACGGGAAATGGATCTCAGAAAGAAAAACAAAGATTAATTTCTGAGAATCTTACTGAGGAAATGCTTTACATTTTAGATGTTTGCTTTAATCCTTTTGTGACAACAAAGCTCCATAAACTTGAAATGAAAAACGGATTTTTTGGAATTGCTTCTGTTTGTTCAGATTTCCCAGGTTTCCAAACATTCAAGGATTTGGTAGAAGATTTAAAAAAAGCACCAGCAGCAAATGATTCTTTAAGGGGAAGAGCGAACCATCTTATCAATTGTAAAATTTCTCCCGATCCCAAGGAGGATGCTGTCGTAAGAAATATCCTTATGAAGATCTTGACTAAAAGGATGAACATCGGGATAGGTGCTAAATTAATTAACAAAGCAGTTGGAAAGGAATTGATACCCGATCCCTCTGTAATGTTAGCTTGTGACGATCAGAAAGAAATTGCCAGCTGGGGTAAGATTTACTGTGAAGAAAAATACGACGGGGTTAGAGTTATCGCGGTAGGAGACAGAGACAAAGGGTTTCAGTTTTACACCAGGGCTTTTAATGAGCTGGACAAGACTAAGCTTTCTCAAATCGAATTGTCTTTGTGCAAGGTTTTATACAATGCAAATATCGTTGGTGAAGTATTTTTCGATGGTGAACTAACAGACATAAACAGAAAATCCGTTTCAGGAAAAGTAACCCAGATTTTAAAGGGAACTGCACCAAATGACATTGATAAAGATTTTCTTTTCAACGTATTTGACATAGAAAAAGCAGAGGTACTAAAAACTGGAAAGGGAACTACCCCATTTATCAAAAGAAGAGCAGAGTTAGAATTCGTACTCGGATTTCTCGAAGCAAATTCCCCAGTTACTCTAGCACGCCAATGGGTAGTAGATTCCATGGAGGAAACCCACAAAATTTATGGACTTATAATTGCAAACGGGGGTGAAGGTGTTATCTTGAAACCTGAAAATCACCTATACGAGTGTAAAAGAAGTAAAAGTTGGGTTAAGCTAAAACAAATTCAAGATTGCGATCTTGAGATAACTGGATGGTACCCAGGGGAAGGAAAAAGAGAAGGATTCATCGGAGGCTTTATTTGTACTGATTCTTCCAAGACACTAGATGTGAAAATCGGGTCTGGTTTTACTGATAAAGATCTACAGGAACTTAGCTCAGATCCTGATTCACTAATTGGTAAAATTGCAGCGGTTCAATACAACGAACCTATTACAGACAAATTCGGTAACCGGAGTTTATTTCTACCCCGTTTTATCGAAATTCGTCATGATAAAAATCTAGCTGACGACCTTTCGAAAATGTTCTAAACGTGGAAACTTAACCCCCCTTTTTCTGTAAGATAAGAAAAGGTTTCCATGATAGACCAATTACTTACAGAGAAGTTAAGACCAAAAGAAGTTAAGCACATGATTCTCCCAAATAGGATAAGGGTCCTATTTGAGGGTAAAGGATTGAATCAGAACATTTTATTAGCTGGTTCCCCCGGATGTGGAAAGACAACACTAGCAAAGATCTTATCCAGAGATCTACCCCACATTTTTATCAACGTTTCAGACGAAAGTTCTGTTGAAACGATCCGGACTAAAATCAACGATTTTTGTTCTACTATCAGCATCCTGGATGGCAAATCGTCCAAAAAGGTAGTTGTACTTGACGAGTTTGATGGTGCATCAGATCAATTCTATAAAGCTCTAAGAGGCACGATAGAAAAATTTGCTGGTAACACAAGATTCATTGCAACGTGTAATTGGATCAACAAAGTACCAGAGGCAATCCAAAGTAGGTTTGAAGTAATTAACTTCGATCCTATCAATCAAGACGAAGAAGACTTTGTTAAAAATGAATGGAAGGGAAGGATTAGGTTAATTCTTACCAAGCTTGGTATTTCTATCGATGATGATTCTCTTGACGAATTCGAAAAGGAATATTTTCCTGATCTAAGATCAGCACTAAACAGAATTCAGTCATGGCAAATTGAAGGTATCTCTGCGGTAGATTCTTCCAAGATAAAAGATTCTGCTTGGTCTTATGAGGATCTATATCAAATGATATTTAAATCCAAAGATCCAGTATCAAATTACCAAGTAATAGTTGGACAATACTCAAGTAAAGTTGATGACGTAATGACAGCTCTTGGCGAAGAGTTCATAAACTGGATAATTAAAAATAAGCAGGATCAAGCTAAGATCATACCGGGAATTGTAGTTCTTGTGGCAGAACACCAAGCTCAAAGAACACAAGTAATTGATCCGGTAGTTTCTCTACTTGCCCTTATATTCAAAATACAAAAATTAACAGAAAACTAATGGAACTTTTATCGGAAGAAATCAGAAAGAACGGATTCATCTACCGTCTTGAAAAAAGAGGTGAAAAGGCTATGATCTATCGACAGATTTGCCCCGAGGAAGGAGACATTATTGGTTATGAGGTTTTCAAGATAAAGGTTGATAAACCAAAAGTTGTATTCGGAATCCAATTAAACGAAAGAGAAATCTTTCCGGGTAACGAGGATTTTGGTAAATGGGCATGGGCATCTAGATATAAGGATAGGTCAGAACAAATTTTTGAAAGAATAGAATCTGGAATAGGGGAAGACGAGCAAGAGGAGAAGGAGACATCCGATGAATAAAAGAGTAATTATAGTTGGAAAGGGTGGGTCTGGCAAGGATCATCTTAGAAAATCTCTTTCTGAAATGGGTTACAAATATTGCGTTTCCCATACCTCAAGGCCTTCCAGAGAAGGAGAAGAGGATGGAGTGGACTATTTTTTCGTAAGCATAGAAGAAGTTTCAGATCCTGATTACTTAGAGAAAAATTTCTACGAGTGGGTTACGTTTAACGGCTGGTTTTATGGAACCTCGGTTTCGGAATTTAAGCAAAGTGATTTGCTAATTATGACACCTTCAGGGGTAGAAAAACTAAGGCCTGAAGATAGAGAAGATTCACACATAATTTATTTAGATATTCCTGAAGGGATCAGAAGACAGAGGCTTCTTTCAAGAAGAGATGCGGACGACGTTGAGAGAAGATTGGCAGCAGATCAGGCCGATTTTTTAAACTTTGCTGATTACGACGAGCAGATTACTGATCCCTTCTTTAATCTTCAGAATTTAAGTTTTTTTAAAAACTAATTACATTTCCAAATGATTAATATTCTTATAGACGGAAACTATATTTTCCACAAAACCTTTGGAGTTTTTGGTGGATACGGTACTAAAGATCCTGCTGAGATCTTAAAAACTAAAGGTGAGCAATCAATGTT